CAGAGATCCAGTTTTGGTTAGTGATCGCACGAGCGATGGCGAACTTAGCGTAAAGCTGACTGTTTTGTGCAACTGACGAAACGACGTAAGGAGGACGATAGCCCAAAATAGCCGTGTAGTTGTTTTGTTCAATTTTTGCTGCTGCTTCCAATCCATACATCGGGATCGAATAAACAGTCTGGCCTCCTGGGCTAGAAATTCCTGGAGTCTTTGCAGCTTTTGAAGATACAAAGAATCGGAATCTGCTAACTGAGCAATATTCTTCTGGTCGTAAACCTTCTTGCGATGGATAGGCATTCTTCAGAATCACACCCTGTACGTTCTGTAGGTCTGGGGTGATATCTGTGCTTGCAAGGGCTATAAATGCGTCTCTTGTTGGAGCTGTCGCAAACTTCAGATCAGCTTCTATAACTTCAAGCATTGTGCGAGCATCGTTGCCGAGCAAGATTCGCTCAATGTTATTGATGTCATTGCGAGTGATCTCGCTAGGCTGTTGACCGTTAATGCCACCTACAGCGTTCAAATAAGAGACGCTGGAAGCATATAAGTCTCTCATGAGAAGATCTTCCTTCTCACGAAGCCATTGACCGAGAAGAGCAGTAAATTTAGTAAGGACTTTATCATTTTCGTACAATGTAACTTGTTCGTTGATGACAACAGTCTTAGCGTAAATCTCCATTGTTGCATCGATATCTGTACGAACGACAACTTCAGGAGCTGGGTCGATACCCGATCCATCAAGCTGACCGCCATCTGTAGATAGACGCTCATAACGAGACATACGTGTGGTTTTGCCGATATTTGATTCGGCGAAGTGTAGATCCGCGCCGAAGCTGTGGATCAAATTAAATTGGGGCGTTGACAATAAGTCTTCGCTGAATTGCAAAGGCAACTCAGGCGCCATATTGTTAATGTTGGTAATGCCCGTTGTGGATACTGACATTGAATCACCAGTGTTTGAGTTAGTCTTGTGACGGATGCGAATCCGACTAAATCAGCGACACTGGCGAGGTGCATTCAGCCATGCTTAGCGAGAGCTACTTTCAGCTATTTTGAATAGTATGTAAATGTTTTAATTTAATCAATAAATTTCTCTATTCTTCGAATGATTCAGGATCTAAACCTCCTGGATAAAATATTTTTATGATTTTTTTCACATAGCCATGCACATCACACTGATTTTCGTTATTACATCCTTCGTGCCAGCAATTCACAGCTTTCCCTTCCCATTTCATGAGTTCCTTTAGCACAGACCGTTCGCAATTATCACAAATCAATTATTTAGCTCCCTTCATAGTCCTTTGCATCCTAGCCCAATTGTCTTGCCTTCTTCTCTCTGTAAGCTCTGATGGCGCGTGATCTCCTGTTTGTGTCATGCCTGGGATGCTCATCGATTGTGGTTTGGATAGATTCTTTTCTATTCTAGCTTGGTCTTTTTTGCTGTCTGGGTTCGGAACGAATCTTTTCATGGCCTTATAGATATTGGCCCATGTCTCAAAGCTATCTGGCGCGTGCTTGAATCCTGCCGCTACTTCTGGGTAATGGTATTGGAAATAATCAAGATTCTCTTGAGAGCAAACCTGGTTAAAATCATTGAATGTTGCGGAAAGCTTTTGAGGAAGATCGGCTATTTCTTTTTTACGCCTTTCTTCTTCTCTTGCTCTTTCATTTTTCAAGATTATTTCTTGAACTTTCTTCTCAATTTTTTGTTCGTCCGTTTCTTCTTGTGGCTCGCCATAGTTTTGAGATTGTGGCTGAGGCTTGTTGAGGATAGCTTCCATCGCTGCTTTCAACGCGGTTGCTTCGGCCTCTTTCTCTGCTGCTCGCTTATCTGCTGCTTCTTTTTCTTTCCTTTCACGCTCACGGGTTTCTCTAAACTTTTTCCAATTAATCTGCTCTTGAGTCTCTTCAGGCTGGGCTTTCTCCACCACAACCGCTTGTTTGTTATCTGCAACTTCAGCTACTTTGGTCTCGGTTTCCTTAACTTGTGCAGGTTCTGACATGAATACTCCTAGTGGTGAAAATAATATTAATTTATCGGACGAAGAATTAAAAAAGAATTTAATACATTATAGGAATGTTGTAAATTGCTTAGGTGCAAATGTGCCGATTCAATGCCTATGTCTAGATAAAAGGATAGAAAACGCCCTGCTAGCAGACGGCTTTATCCTCGTATATGACCTTCTGTACCGCGATTTTAGAAAAGTCAAAGGGATCGGAAAAGTCGCCTTTGATCTCATCGCATCCCGCCTTGATGAGTTCGGCACGATGAGCATTTAGATATTCTCTCTCCGAAAGATGAGAGATGTTGTATTGCTTTCGAATGCTATTGAAGAACGTGTGATTGAAAAACGCATCGCACCAGAATTTTGTAGCTTGCCATTCAGGAGCTACATGAAACATCTCCGAAATGATCGCCATTGTCTTGGCATTTGGCAATGCCCAAAGACGTTTGCAATTGCCTGTGTGCTTGTTGAATAAAAAGACCGTTTGTTGAGGCCTAGGCTGCGGTAAATAAGGAAAGGCTGTGTACTTATGCCTTCGAACTCCTTGAATCAATGGATCGCTGGCAATGACCAAAATTAAGAAAAACTCATCCTCGTCAAAGATTCTAGAATGGTCATGAGCACAAATGCGCAATTGCTCGCAAATGTCATCTGTGAGCGCATGAGCTATCTCTAGAGGATCGTAAACGGTATTGTCACTGGCTGCCTTGAGAGACATCTCGCCAGCGGTTTTACGCTTTGCCAATCTTAATCTTTCTTTTTCTCTGGTTTTTTAAGTTCTTTATGAACCATTTTATCTTTCAAATGAGGTCTTTTCATTTTAAGATCTTTTTTGTCTTCTTTTTCTTTGTGATGTTTCATCTAATGGTCCTCTTCGTTCACAGGCATGTATGTCTTGGTTCTATCTTTTGATCGCATAGGATCGAATTGAGCGCCAATGATTCGATTGGTGTCTTTCTTCTCTCTAGGCTGATATTGCTTTTCCCAATGCTCTTTGGACGTTGGCGACCCTTTCCCTGGGACAGAATCGCTATTCCCATGATCATGATGGTGTTTTGCCATAGCCACCTAGTATTTCATTTTATGTTTCTTAGCATAAGAGACCAGTGCATCGTTAGCTCTTTTATATTCTTCTGGAGCGCCCATTTCTGATGCATATTTCTCTTTGCCAGACTCTAGGTTGCCCATTGATTTTTCAAAGTGGTCCTTTGGCATTGTTGGACTTTTCATTCCTTTTTTCTCTTTCATAATTTTCTCCTCTCCCATTGGGAATTTAAGTATTTTCTATGATACACATTTAATATTTATGCGCATCAAATAGGTTGTGGTTGCTCAGCCATTTTTATAGACTGACGTAACTCGAATGCTTTCTTAAGTTGTTCGATTTGTACGTCCTCTAATTCCATCGCCAATCGCACTAAGTTTAAATCGGCCTCAGCACGTGAATGCTGTGCGTTCGCCTCATCTTCATCTATTTTAGCAAACTTTTCTTGTGCTGAAGCCAAAAGTTCTTTTTCCTTAGCTAAATCTACTTTGGATTTAGAAAAGGCAGACATGATTTTAGCATTTTCTACTTTAGATTGCTGTTCTGCTTGAGCTTGCTGTTGCTGCTGTTGCTGCTGAGCGGTTTGCTGCATGTCAGCGATGATTTCTTTCTTATTGGTGATAAACGCTGCCTGAAGGATAGATTTATCCGAGATAGGCATTCCAAGTTCTCTGAAATGGAGAAGTTGCTGGAGTTCCATTTGACGTTGGGTAGTGGTATAATTTCCCTCTTCGACAGCGATCGAATATTTAAGCGAATGAGAAGTAAAGAATCTTGGGTCAGCCTCGTGTCCCAGGATGGACGCGATTTTCCCCTTGGAAAAGTTTTTCCTAATAGCTTGTAGCCTGATTTTTCCATAAAGTCTTTGAGTATAATCAAGCTTATCGAAAATGCCTTGTAGCGTGGTAAGGCCCGCCCCTTGGCGAAGCATGCTAAGAATTCCCGCTTTATCATCCGTAGCAGAGCCAAGAAGTTCTTCATTAACACCAGAAATTTTTGTTATATCTTCGGAGAGCGATCGAGATAAGTCAAGCATAGATTGAGGAATTGATGGAGCCTCGATTCTCTGCAATTCATTGGGAAGATGTCCTGCTTTTAGAGGAACCAGAAATCCCTGACCAGATTGTCTGAATGCCTTTGGATCTACAACCGCATCTACTGGATAGATCCATCCTGAATTGATCTGAGATTGGAGAATGTCCATCTCAATGACTTTGCGCATATTGTAGAGATATTGAGCATCCCTAAGACCACGCACAACTCCCTGAATTCTCCAGGGGAAATAAGGCAGTTCAGGGTAGTAATATGCAAATGTTGGTATAAATGGATATTTATCTATGCCCATTGGTTGAGGGCCGTCATAGGCTACTTTACCTTGAACAACAATGGCTAACTTAACCGTAGGAATCTCTGAATCAATTACAGAAATAGTGGGATTTTGAGCAAGAAACTCTTCTAAAGCTTCTTTATCATTCATACGCCATTCTTGTGTTTCACCCGTTTGAGAATCAACCAACACACGCTGAGTGCGATAATCTCTGTAATAGAACTCGTCGTAGGTGAAAAGATTGCTAATAGCAACGTTCTGCAATTCTGCTTGCATCGGGAAA